TGATAAAGCTGAGTTAATTGACTCAACCTCTTCAGTTAGTTTCTCATCATATTCAGCTTGGATCTTCTCCTTAGCTTCAGCGATTTGTGAACGAACTTCAGTTTCAAAAATAAGAGCTGCCTTGGCTTTAAAGCCTTCGGTAAGATTTTCTTCTGATTCAATTAAACGTTTAATATCATCGGATTCAACCTGAATAGTATCTTCTTTTTTAACTTTCTTTTCGGCTTTCATTTCGCCTTCTTCTTCTTCTTCCTCCTCTTCTTCGTCGGATTCCTCTTCGTCTTCGTCAGAATCTTCTTCTTCAGAATCTTCTTCCTCTTCTTCGTCGGACTCCTTCTTAGCAGACTTCTTAGCTTCTTCAATCTCTTCTACTTCTTCAGTAGATTCAACTTCTGCAGCTTCTTCAATCTCTTCTACTTCTTCAGTAGATTCAACTTCTTCGGTTTGCTCAGCAACCACCTCTTCGGCTTGCTCAACAGAACCTTCAACGATTTCTTCGGTTTCCTCAACGGCTACCACTTCTTCGCTAATTTCTTGTTCTTCCATTGTTTTTTGTTTGTTAGGATGTTGTTCACTTATTTCCATTTCGGATTCAGTTCGCGCATTTCTGCGTTGTACCAAATAATCTTCAATCTCATTGACATCCTCGTTAACTTCAGTGCTCTCATTATAGATTGCAATATCATCAACGTTTTCTTCGGTTCCCTCAACGGTTCCCTCAGAGCCAGAGGCTTCTTCACTTATTTCCAAATTAGGAATTTCCTCTAACGTGTCAAGAGAATCTAAGTCAGATTCAACGATGTCGAAAACATCATATTCTTCGTTTAAAATATTATTAGACATATTTAGTTTTTCTTAGTTTCTTTTAAGTTGGAGAGGAAATCTTTAATTGTGATTTCAGTCTCATTGCTATTCATTATTTCCCATACTATAAATTCTCACATAAACCATAATAAAAAATTGTTTTATAAATCAATTGTAATATCCTTAAGGAAGGATGAGAATAAACGCTCTTGCGCTTCTTCTAATTGATTTATAGAAAGTTTGTCAGCTTCAGCTTTAATTCGCTCTGCTGCTTTTGTTACGAGTTGCTCGCCTTCGAAGAAATATTCAACTCCTTCCATGATACCATTTACAAATGCAGATGGCGCAGAAGGATCTTGAACAATATCAACTGTTGCTAAAATAAAGTCTTTATTAACAACGCTTGCACCACTCTTATCTCGTGATACACTACCCATTCCTCGAGAACTAACTCCCAACTGGCAGCCACCTTCAAGTAAGCCTTTAACGATAGTTCCCATTGGAGTATCAAGAATCTTTGCTTTGCCTATAACGTTATTACCATTCCAGCTAAGCTCAGTGATTCGGTGTGATACTTTATCTAAATTAATACTAGGTCCTTCAGGGTGGTTTAATTCGCCAACCGCTCTACCTTTAGCTACATAGTTTTCAACATATTTTTTTACAGCTCCTTCTAAAACCATTTTAGGGTAAATCCTTTTATTATGGTTTACTTGATCGGCCTGCATAAAAATACCTTCAATAATATGGCTCTTTTTGCCATCTTTATTTTCAACAAGATAATTTAAATCTTCATTATGTTCTGTGATGAGTTTCATATTATTAATTTAATTAGTTTCTTCTTTAACACCGAGGATTTTTTTAGCCGCTTCTTTATCAATAGTAGCTTTATAAGTCTTGCCGTTGAAATCAAATTCTTCTTCGCCATCAAGAACAGCCTTAGCAGCAGCTTTGGTAAATTCATTACCTTCTTCTACTTCTTCTTTACTCTTCTTCTTCTTACCACATTGTTCAACAACCTCTTCAGCGTCATCTTTAAAAATGTTATTTGCCACAGTTACACGTTGTAAATCAACTTCATTTTTAACTTTATCTTTTAAAAGAGTATTTAAAATTGAGCTAGATTCTGATTTATCACCAGTAACGATGCTTTGTATTAAGTCTTTAGTATTCATTTTAATATTATTTATTTATATATATTTCTGTTTTAAACAACTATTTAAAACTCATCATCATCAACAGGATCTTCATTATTTTCAGTATCAATTCTTTCAGTATCTTCTTCAGTGAAGTTAAGAACATTAGATTTTACCCACTTCTTAGAATAGTACTTACCAATGAATGGTTGTATTTGTTCTAACATAGTAATGCGTTCCCTCAAGATTTCAAAGTCCTTTAACTCTGAAAAATAGTTATCTTCAATAAAGTCAATTGATATTTTCTGTTCAATATCACTCCATTCATCTTCAGTACATAAGCGTTTTAGCAAGCACTGTACTCTAAGCATATCAATAAACAATACCGAAAACTTACGGCGAATTCTATTAATAAACTTTTGGAATTTAACTTCTTCTCTGGAAATTTCACTAACTCGTCCAGCATTATATGTACTTTCAGAATCAAGCCTACTTAATGGAACATTTAAAGAACGATATAGTTTCTTTTGGAAAAAGATAACATCGTCAATTTGAGAAAGATTCTCACCACCTGGGAGAGTTGTAATTTCTGTTCCACGGCCTCCTTCACGACGTGGCAACCAAAAATCTTCAAGCATACTCATGCTTTTACTTTCATCCTGAACTTCACCGGTAGTTGCATCATAAACAAGTTTATTTCTATACTTGCTCATAATACCTTGAACATATTCTTCGGCTTTACCTTTAGGAAGGTTACCAATATCAATGTAAAATATACGGCGTTCAGGCGCTCGTGATATTCTGTAAATAACAAGAGCATCTTCCATAACGCGTAATTGATTTACCAACTTAACGCTCTTATGAATATACGATGTGGAAATCTTTTGAGTTTCATCTGTAGTTCCAGATGGAACATAGACAATCACATTTGGATCAATTTTTAAAGCCTGTGCTCCAGCAGACATATCTTTACCATAAAGGTAATATTCTTTAGTAACTCCTGTTGTTTCTTCACCGGTCTTTTTACTAACTTTCTTAGTGACTTCCTTTACTTTACGAATATGTAAAGGGTCAATCAAACGAACTTCTTGAATTCCTTTTTTAAGATTATCGGAATCAATCATTAAATGATAATATAATTTACCATCAATATACCAACGCCTAAAAATATCATGACTACTAAAATTAAATTTTAACAACTTAGTAATCTCATCAAATTCATTTTTAAATTTCTTTTTAATTCCATCTGGTAAATCTACATCATCTAAAATTAAATTTACGGGAGCTTGATTAGAATCGCCGACAATAGCAGCATTAACAATATCATTAATAGCCATGTCGCACTCAGGTTGAGCTGCGGCTGTTCTATAACTTTTAATAAGATCCTTTTCGTTTTGGATATTTAAATTATCCAAATCAAGAACTTGGCCATAATAACCTGAAGCCGCACCCGAGGAAAAAACTGCAGCACCATCATCATTTAAAGGTGGAGCGAAACTTTCTATACCATCTTTAGATTCTGCCTCATCATCTAGTATATTTGATTTCTTTAGTTTTTTAGTTATGTCGAATCCGAATAAGTTCATATATTATATATAATGCTTAGAATTACCCCAAGACGAACTCAGGGTAATTCTAAGACTTAATTTGTTTTAATTAATTATAAAACGATTAGTTTGAATCTGATGTCGCAGCAGTTGTATCACTTACCCAATATTGGTAATTGAATTCTACTGTAAACTCTTCAATAGTATCGTTAGTTTCATAATTAAGATCAATAGCACTAATGTTTGTTGGGAACGCGTCGATTAATTTGTAACTCTTAATCGCTCCACCCAGGCCAGAGGAAAGGCCGTGACCTGCCCCATCTCTTCCGAGTTGCTCAACTTCCACAGGACGCATATAATTTAATGCTTCACCTGTTTGGCTATATTGTGATGTGTTTGATTTATTATCGTTAATAAGATCCATCCATGTTTCAAAGGCATTCCTTATAAGCATGTTTTCGTCGTTAATAACTGTAATCGTCCAAGGCTCAAATGTGCGGTCTCCTGCCACTTTTAACTTACGACCTAAGTAAGGAACTTCAACCGGAGCTACTACACTCGCTGGAAGTTGTGCTCCTTTGATCATGAAGCTACCAAGCTTGGTCAACGTATCTGTTGAAAGCTCAGGTGGAAAAAACACTTTACATTTGAATAGGTTTGGCCTTGCGCCTCCCCCTGTTAATTGTGATTTAAAATCTGATATATTACTCATATTTTTTTATTTTCTACTGTTTTATATTAATATTTATCAATCGTTTATTAAACCAACTCTTCAAAAATAGCACCTGTTCTGGTAGCTATGAAGTTCAGTGTAATAAAGTTAATTGAACGTAACGGCTTAATGTAAATATCAGCAACGAATCGATTTCCATCGACCACCTGAGGCGTGTTGTTTGATGAGTCACATACTATCTTGAAGTCTTCGATTCCTCGGCGACCTTGAACATCTCGTAAGAACGGCGCGATTGCATTAACAAAAGCTGATCTTGTAAACTCGTCGTTAATTTCAAATAACTGGAATTTAGCAGATGTAGCAATTGCCTTTTCAACGGTCATAAACAACCTACGAACATTAATGCGGTCAAACGCAGATGGACGTGTGAGAGCTGTCTTATCTCCATATAGAACAATACCTTGGCCAGGGAAAGAAACCACTGGGTTAATTCTGTTCTTGTATAGTTCGTCACGATCAGCTTGTTTAGGATTATATGCAAGTTTAACAACACTTTGAATATTACCTCGGTTTAATCCAGCTGGAGAGAACCATGGCTCAGAAACAAAATCTGTATTTGCGCAAAGACCTGCAATATGTCCACATAAAGGAATCCAAACATATTGGTCTTTATAACGATTATATACATAAGCTGGAGTACTATCAAATACTGCATAACTTGTAGACATAACGTTTTCATATTTTCCTTTAACTTCGTCAAGGCGATCAATGTCATTCGTGTATTCTTTAACCTTAAGAGGAGCTGAAAGAAATGCCATACAATCTTTACGAGCATTAGCGATTTCTAAAAGTTTATTATCTACGAGTTGAGTTTTAGATCCAACGTAAGCATAATCATTTGCAAGTTCTGTAAAGTTCTGTGCAAAAATCAAGTTTACATCTACAGTTTCATAGTCGCCAAATAGTTCAATAGCTTCTTGAACAGCTGCCGCAGTATATTCGGTATCATCTGTTCCATCTGCAAGATCTACATAGTTTCCATC